TTGTAAATCAAAGCGCCGCGAGCCGTAATGGTGGCGGTGCTCCAAGTCGTATCAGCAAAGTCAGTGAACGCCGTAGTGCCCGAAGAAGTCGGGGTAACGTTGGTAAGCGTGTTACCGCCAGCCGTATAACCAGTACCAGAAACTTCGTTGGTGGCCGTATAAGCAGTGGTAGTAGCATCAAGAGTGGCCGACGAGGTATACAACGCAATCTTAAAAACGTCGCCGGTGGAGGTAGTGAAGTTGTGAGTCGCGGTCATTAATTCAACCTTGAACGACGTGCACATTGCTTGAGTAATAGCCATGATATTTCCTTAATCTAAAAGTTTAACTAATTCAGGATGTCCTGCTTGAGTTAGCCTGTTTGCAATGGTTACGTTATGACACGCAACCGCTTCCTTCATGTATGCAAGAATAACACCCTTAATTGATTCTTTAAATGCCTGCGCCTGCTCACGAACCGCCGGATGTGAATTGCTGCCCACATAAATAATTTTTTCAATTGCTCGTTCAGTAAGCTCTTCCGGAGTGAACCCTCGGCTATCCGTAGTATGAACAACTACCCCACCAAGAAGAACTGGACTTTCATTACTAAGCATATTAAGTAACCTTTATTTTTGATTGGCCGTCGCGGTACATATCTTGACGCAACTTACCATCGCTAAGATTCTTCAGTAATGCAACCGATTGTAAGTACAGCTTTTCATATTGGGCAACTAAATCTGCTTCGCCCTTCATGAACCTAATTGCTTCAACCAAAGCCCCATTAAGGAGCGCGGAATCAAATTCATTACCAAGCCACGTAGTCCCCGCCGTAACAATCGACTCTGGATACGTACTGTAGTTTAATTCCATTTGGTAATTTGCATCGGGTGTAGGACCAAGAATAAACGTATTCTGGTCAAAAAATGCGTAATGCTGTGGAAGCCCCGTTGCGGATTGGGTTGGATACGCTTCCCGAATGAAGTTAACGTCTTTATTCAGTAAGTATGTATATGTGCCATTGTTTATAACTGCTAGTGAATACACATACAACATATTTGCCGCCATAGACAAATATGTATTGTTTTGCGTGGCGTTACCAAGCACATTAAACCGTTGAGCGGGCAAATCGACCGTAGCATAAATCTTTTGCTCGGCCTGTTCAGTGAACATAGCGAGTTCTTGTGCTGTGAAAGTAGTTTCACAGATTGTCTGGATATTTTCCGTTAACCCTGCGTAGTCCATGTTTACACGCTTTAGCCCATTTTAGTGGTGTTCTTATTGCCACGTTGTGCTGCACCGGTACCACGGGTCTTCATGGTTTGAGTGTTAGCAATATTGTTGGGATATCCAATATCTGCTTTTTCGCCCATGTCCGAGGTGTAGTTTTTTGGTTGAACGTACTTGTTCATCGGGTCTTTAGTATCGCCCGGAAAGTAATCAAACTTATCGTTTTGCGGAGTAGCCATGATTAGTTCCTTTATCGTCCGGTTTGGTTTTTAACGCGGGCGAGGTTGCGGCCCTCGGCCTTCATAGCTTCGCTAGTGACGCCACCCTTACTAAAGCCCTTTTTGTGCATGCGCGACTCGTGGCTTTTAACTTCTTTCTTGGCTTCCACGTCGGCAATGCGCTTAACTTGTTTCTTATCCATGATTAGTTCCTATGATGTTTGTACGGTTACTGACCCGACTTGCCCTTGAATTAACAAGCTATCCGGAATAGGTAATTGCAAAATATTGTTAAATCCTACTGGATTCCATCCCCATTGAAAATCTCTTGATGGAGAATTGTAATACAGTGTTTGGTCCGGCCTAGGGCGTCTAAGTGCCTGTGGGTCTTCAACCGGATACATACCTTGTTTCAACTGCGGATGGTCGGGGTCCCAGCACTGGGGGCAAACAAGAACATTGATGTTGCGTGTACGTACAATAAGTTCTTTTAGCTGACGAAGTTTGTACCGCTGCCCACACCTATCGCACTCGGCGATAGCTTTTTTACCTTCTGTAAACCTGTTGCTCATCGTGACGCCGCTTACATAGTGTGATACATGCGCGGAACAAACCGAACCGGGGCTTTCTCACGGTCTTCGCCTGCAGCTAAGTCAAACTGCTCGTCGTACGCTTGCTTCAACATTTGCACCCTGTCGGTTAGTTCCGGCATCTTCATAGCAATGTGATAAGCAAGCCCCGCAACGAGGGCGGGATAGAATCGGAAAGTCATGTCAGGGGTGTTGATACCCGTTCCGGCATCTTGAATGCGGCGCATGCGCCAGTACACAAATGTGTAATAATTAGACTGATTAGGTACCGGCCAGACAGTAATTTTGGGGTTGTCACGCAGCCGCTCGACGTAGACTTGGATTGGGCGCCCAGTTACGTTTTTGTTTGGGATGGTGCCGTAAGTGCTAACGCTGATACGCGAGATAGACAAGTCTTGTTGGTTCTGCCCACTACCCGTTCGCACCACGTGTTCTAGCAAGTCGATAGTATCTGCGGGAAGGTTGTATTCTTTTTGCCCCTCATTTAGAGCAATACTTCCTTCATCAATTGTCCACATGTTAATGCCACGGTTTTGCCACTCAATGGTCATCAAGTTCATGCTACGCCGCGCAGTGCGCAGGTCATAGCCAGACCGCATTTCTCTGCCAGCACGCTCCCAAGCCTCTTCCGCGACTTCGGTAAATTCCATCGTGAAGTTGGTAGTGCCGGATGTTGTCATCTGTATCTCGCGGTTTTCTTGGCAATAGTTTTAGGCTGCGCTACGAACTGCTTTCCTGATTTTTTTCCTGCTCTCTTCGCTCTAGTCGTTGCAGCATACTCTGACGGAGATAACGACTTAATCGCCGCTTCCGGAAGGTATCGCTCTCCGGTTGCTTTTGGTCCTTGCGTTGACGGCTTACCACTCTTAGTTCTCCACTTCTGCTCCGTCCAAGCCTTTAGGCTTTGTTGGGGCTTTTTCATACTAATCCCTATACCCGCCGCCACGCTTCTTATACTGCATGGCTAACATCTGTGCTTTGCGGGCTGACCATTGCCCCGGTGCGCCGCCTTTACCACCAGACTTAATATTATTAAACAGCGACTTGCGCATGCCGGGCTTGGTGTAATTGCCAGCCTCATTAACACGAGACTCGCCACCTTCTTTAAATACTTGCACCTCGCCGGGGTTATCCTTACGGCGAACCGTCTTTGGAAGTTTTTTGGGGTTCATGCACCCCATGCCCCGGCTAGCACGCATAGTTACACCATTCTTCCTTTGGTCTTGCCACGTTGGGCGCAACCATCAACTGAACCGCCCTTAGCATATTTCTTGACTTTACCGCCCTTCTTCATCGGACGCTCCAGACCGTACGGCTCATCTTTTGGCAACGTAACGGTACCTTCGTCAATCGGAATAGTCCGCATTTTAGCGGCGGGCTTCGGCGGGGTTTTAGCCGAGGGTTTTGCGGGGGTCTTAGGCGTAACCTTCTTCGGACCTTTAGTCAGTTCCGGCGGACCAGTCATATCACCTAAACCTTCAGCACCAAAATCTTTAGCCATGATTAGCGCCCCCGTCCGGTTTTACGCATAGCGCAGCCGCCAGCGGCCATCTTGACCATCGTGCCTTTGGTCTTGCCTTTGGATTCGATACCGCCGCCTTTGGCATACTTCTTCATGCCCTTCATTTCCGACTCTTCGTGCTTGACCATCGACTTCGGAGCACCTTTAGTCTTCATGAACTCGACTTCTTTCTTAACCATCTTTTTCGATTCAGCCATTTCACCACCCCGCTTAAATTTTTTGCCCTTGTCGGCTTTGGTAAATTCCTCGCCCACTGACTGCGGGATACCGAGGCGTTTTGCGGCTTTGGGGTCGTTAGCCACCATTGCCATTAGGTTATGTTGCTTCTTACTTACGCTTGGCATTTTCAATCCAATCTTGAACCGTCTTGGTCTCGTAAATACGAATGATTGACCAGACAATTGAAAATACAGCAGCGATTGCCGGTAGCGCGTTCATAAGCGTCCCAACTACTGTAACTACAGAGGCCGCATCTACCGCCTGTTTTACGGTTTCGTGATGTTCAGTCATATCAGCATTTCCATGCCCGCAGGCTTTTGTTGATGCGCGAGTTAGGGTCGTTGGCTGTCTTAGTGGAAGTAAGTTTCTTCTTCATCCCAGACATTCTGGCGCAAAAAGATTTTTTGCGGGGTCCACCTTCAGGCTGTGGCGCTTTCAACCCCGGTTTATCGGGGTTGGCTTTGTTATAGGAAGCTCGCCCTTTGGCGTTTAGTCCGCCTTTAGGGTTTTTACCTTCCTTGCGCTGCCAAGCGGGGGACTTAGCCATAGAACACCGTAACTTTAGCGCTTGCTGGTAATGTAACGTGGACGTTTGTTTCAAACAGAACGCCTTCGCCCGGAATAACTACTGGGAACGCAACCACACTAGTAGAAATATTAAATTGGATTAAAGTGGTTCCAGATGCCCCACCGTCTCTAAAAATAATATCTCCCGCAGTGCCACCCGGAGTAACCAGCATTCCCTTTACACGATTGCGCGTGGATATAGGGGTGCCGGTTGTTTCCGTGTGTATGGCTTTTACGTCATATTGCATCGAAGCCATTTTCGCCCCCTATTTACTGGGTGTTATAGGTGTTGCGGTCGTCGGTTTGGGTGTAAACCACGGTGACGTTGACGGTGCCCGTAGTAGCAGCAGTACCAACCGGAGTGACCGTAACCACAACTGCCGAACACGCGTCATACGTACCGGTAGCGGCAACATCAATCGGGGTGCTCAACATATTGGTCAGTTGGGTAGCGGTAAATGTCGGAGTGATGCGGCCCGTTGCGGTTTTAACATCCACGCTAGAAGCGTATTCAGTACCAGCAGCGGCGGTACCAACCGACAAAGTAGCCGAAGTACCCGAGTTCCACACGACGTTAACATCGACAAGGATATTAACAATGCGCGAACCGGCGGGAATATAAAGGGTTTGCGAAACAGCGTTCGTGCCGTTTTGCGTTAAAGCAGTGTATTGGTTAAGTACGGTTGTACCTACGTTTGCATAGGTGTTGTACTTGTTGGTGCCAGCCTTAATCGGGCCGGAAAAAGTAGAGCGGCTCATAGTTTACCTCGTGTTGTAGCACATCCCCGCGCCGTCTCTACAAAGTCTGCTAGGCCAGTCAGCACGGGTAAATTCCTAGACCAAGTGTTTTATAACACCATACAAAAAAATACGCAACACAAAAAGTAATGCCCCAATTAAGGGGCATCAGACGTATTAGAAAGGGCACGTATCAGGCTATCAAATTAATCCGCTCGAAAGACAACCCGATTCCGATACGCGCCCTTGCTTACACTATATTACTTCTTCCAAAAAGATACAAGCTTGACGTTGTCTTCAACCGTTTGTTCGGCCTTAATCCAAGCTTCAATCATTTGGTCATGGGCCTTGTTAGCCAGTTCACGATACGCCTTCGACAACGAAGCAAAAACAACAGAAAAATCAAAAAACATAAGTTTCTCCTAAAAGTTAAATGCTGCAATGCAGCATTATACGGCAAAAAAGAGGGGGCGCAAGCCCCCTCCTCTTAAATCAAACTACTTAGCTAGCGCCCGGCGAGCCGTAGATGCCCAGCGGGTCCGAAACACCGAAGCTGTAACGCTCACGAGCCTTGTAGCGGACGTTACCCGTATCGAAGTCACCGTCCATCGAGGTGTTCATCGGCATACGGACAAAGTGCTTCAGGCCGTTCGGCACGTCGGTGGTCAGGAACCATGCGTTGTTGTCGGTCAGGAAGTGGTTAACAGTGTAGCCTTCCGGAATCGAGCCATTGCTTTCCAACGCGTTGATGTCGTTGTCGGTGGTGCCAACACGCAGCTTGGTTTCCAACAGACGAGTAGCAACGAATTGCAGCGACGGCGGGACAATCAGCTTACGCGGCTTGGCAGCAATCAGCAGGCCACGTTCGTCGGTCCATGCAGCGATTTGAATGACAGCAGCTTCCAACGAAGTTTCATTCAAGTCAGCAGGAGTCGTCGGACGGTTGCTGTTGGTGCCACCCGAAACCAGCGGGTGAGCGGTCGAAAACAGAACTTGACCGTCGCCGTAGGTCGGGTTGCCAGTGCCAGTAAAGCCCTTGTTCAGCACATAAGCAGCCTTGACTTGCTTGGTGTAAGCCATACCACGAGCCAGCGCCTTGGTGTAACGCGACGACAGCGAGTCGTACAGGTTATCTTCCATAGCTTCTTCGGTAATCGAGAAGCCCATAGCAATGGTTTCGTGGGTATAACGCGCCGTCCAAGCTTCTTGCGCGTTGTCATAAGCAATGGCAGCACCTTCGGTCTTGACCGGGGCGGCACCAAAGCCCGACAGCTTGGTTTCTTCTTCAAAGGAACGTTCCGAGCTTTCGGTCTCGTAGATTTCCTTGTGTTCTTCGCCGTAGCGCTTGTACTCCATGCCAAACAGGGCGTTCAGGCCCGGCAGGAGTTCCTTAAGTAGTTGCGAACGTGAAATTGCCATGATTTAGCTCCTTAGACGCCAAGCGAGTTCGTGTACGAATGAACGCCGACGTTAAACTTAACGATAATGTCCGGATACGCGTCCAAGGCCGATTCATCAACCACGTCAACAATGCGCATAGCAAGAGTCGCGGTAGAAGCCAGCGAGCCGCCGTTAGCACCAACAACGAGGTTGACCGTGGACAGGCCGGTCGTAGCGTTACCGCCAAAGTTACCCAGCGCAGCGTTCTTGCCGACAGCACCAGCAGGACCGTTGGTGAGCGAACCAAATGCAGCCGAACCTTGGATTTGATACAGTTGGTCCGGGTCATCACAAACGCGAATAACGACGTTGGTGTAACCGGCATTGATAGCGCCAGCGGGCAAGTATTGACCGAACACGGTGTACTTCAGAGTCGGGTCAACGTAAGCAACGCCGACACAAACACCGACGATACCAGCGGTAGCATCAGCCGAAGTAGCCGGAATCTTTACTGCAACCGGAGTGGTTGAGATTGCTTGCGGGTTGCCAGCAGACGAAAGTTGGATAACGTCACCGGTGTAAAACGCGCCCGAGTTGTTAGTCGAGAGCACGTATTCACGGATAGCGCCACCGTTAAAGTGTTGACCGCCGATTAGATTAATCGGCTTCAGGCCGTACGGGCTGGAAGTAGAAGCCATTTTAAATCTCCAATAATTTAATTACCAGTTCCGAAAGTAACCTTGGACCGCTTCTCGGTAAACAGAGGCATGCGGGGGTCGCTTTCGCGCATGAAATTGTTATCGACAGAATTGGCTTGGGCGTCGGCTTGCTCGTTATAGAAAGCATTCCGGTCTTCCACCATTTCCACGGGGGCTTTGCAAAGCATCAAACCACCGATAATTACATTGTCTTTGAAACGGTCACTTTCACCGCCAGCAACAAAGATTTCCGGATGGTCTACTGCCCTAACGGGTTCCCAACCTTCACGCAACTTGGAAGAGACGTTCATGGGGTCAGCTTCGCCACGAGTAGCAACCCGCACCCAATGGTAGGTATAACCTTCCTCGGGTTTCGGAACCGGAAGCAGTTCGGGCGGTGCCCAATTACGCTTGCGGGCCGTTTTTTCACGGGTGGTAAGTTCTCGGTCAATTCTGTTTTCAGCCATTTTGTGTCTTCCTTAATTTAGCAACCTCACGGGCGTATACTTCCAGCGGGATTTGGTACTTTTTGGCGTATGCAACTTGAACTTGGGTCAACCGAACTTTTTTAGGTGCGGTAGTTCTTGTTGCAGGGGCAACCACATTCGCCTTCCGGCGCGGTTTCGCCGCTGGTTCTTCTGTTTCTTCAAACTCGAACTGTTCTGGAAACAGTTGGCGCATACGAGAATCAATTTTCTCGTAGTATTCATCAGACGTGGGGTCCACGTTCTGCTTGACAAGTTTGTTGTGCAACCCCAGCGCATAACTTGTCATTTCGTCGTCGCTACCAAACCACGGATTATTTCTTGCCCATTCCGCTGCTTTGGTATCTACCGCCGGTGCTGGGGCGGGTTGGCGTACTTGTACATCATTATTTTCTTCTTGTAAAGAAGGAATTTGAAAATTTTCAAGCTTGCCTAATTTATCAGTATATTTTTGAAGCAGTGATGTTGCTTCTACCAATTGGTCAGCGTCGCCTGATTCATACGCTTGTTTATACTGGCCTTTAGCCCAAGCAAGTTCACCCTCCGCTACGCGCTTGGCGTGGGAATAAAGTTCTTCTTGGCTCTTGACCACCGTGCCCTTAAGCCGCTTGTTCTCTTCGGCCAGATGGTGGGTAATGCGCTCAAGTTCTTGGCGCTGCCGTTCTGCTGCTTCTTTGGCGCGGCGCTCGTCGTGGTAGCCCTTGCTAAAGTGTTCAAGGCGCTTGCGCACCTTATCCGAGTAGTTCTCCAGCTCATCCTCGGTAATTTCTGAAGGGGGTTCTGACGGCTTGCGGCCCCGGTCTTGCGGCGGGGTATCGTCAATAATTTCAACCTGAACTTCCTCGCCGGTGTCCCCAACTTCTGTACTTAACTCATCGTCAGTTACATTGAAAGAGGTTCCGGCTTCGTCAGGAAATGAATACTCCGTTTTTTCCATGTTGTTTTCTGCCATTTATAACTCCTTATGCACGCGATACGCCACGCGGGTCGGCAACGACGGCTTCAATTGAATCGTCATTCATGATGCGGTACTCAATTCCATCAACTTTAAATCGAGTACCCGTGTTGGCACGGAACAAAACATAATCCCCCACCTTGCACCACGGTCCGTTGGGGTAGCGGTCCTTATCCCCATATGCTTCATCGCCCATATCAAGAACCAACCCAACCACAGTCAGGATTTTTTCTTCGTGTACGGTGCGGTCAGCTTTAATGATGCCGCTATCAAACTTCTCTTCTACTTGCGGTAATGCAATAAGCAACCGATAGCCAACCGGTTTTGGAAGCTGTGCCTCCAGTTCTTCATCGGTCAGTTCGGCGATTTCGTTTTGCACTTGGTTTTGTGCGATTTCAGTCATTTTCATCTTCCAAGAAATGGCGCGAGAGGTCATTTACATCTCTTTGTGCGGACTCTAGACCCCGAATCAAGCCACACAACTCTCGATACTCCGAGTAGTCTTTTGCACTGCCGCTAGCAAGGTGCTGCTTTGCGGAGTTAATACGGTCAATAAAGCTTTCGTTCAGTACGTCAAATACCGTCTTAGCCATTTTTAGCCTCAGTTTTTACCGGTTGTTTGGGTTGCGGCCTTTAGGTTGTGCAAGCACTTTTAGTGCATCAAGCTTGTTCTTAGCTTGGTCTTGCTGATTCTTGGCGACGGTACGCATGCGCTCTTTAGTAACCTCCAAGTCAGCCTTCTGCTTGTCAAGCTGCAGCCTTGCCGCAGCAATCTGCGTATCTGCTTGGTCTTTCTGCATCTTGCGTTGCAGTTCTTGTGCCTTGATTTGCAACTCGGCTTGTTGAAGCTGCATCATTGGGTCTTGGGCCTGCTGCTGGGCTTGTTGTGCTGCTGCCGCCTGTGCGTGGTCTTGAGCAACTTGTTTACCCGCGTCTGCAACCAGACGTGCAAGCTGAACCTCAATCTCTTCCGGCAGTTCTTGGTCCGGCGGAGGCAGTGCTACGCCCAGCTTGTCTTCAATCTGTTTGCGATATGCAAACCCAAGGTGCTCCGCAATGTGCGCCTGAATAGCCGCCATGATTTGTTGCGCTTGCGGGTTCTGGCCGATAGTCTGCGCAATCATCGGGTCTTGGATGAACGACGTGTGGGTGGCAATGTGGGCGTCGTGGTCTTGGTAGATGAACGCCTTAAGCGGAGTGCCAGTCAGTGCATTCATGTTCTCCGACACGGGGTCTTTAGGCTTGGCGTCGTCCGGAATAGGAACAATCTTGTCCGCGTTCTTTATCCCAAGAACTTCAATGGCTTGGCGGTGCAGGTAAGGCAGGTCATAGATTTGTGGTGCGCCTTGTGACATCTGCATGACGGCTTGCATCTGCATGAACTTCTGCGCCATCGTGCTAGCGTTAGGGTCCGAAACAGGGATGACCTCGACCATCGCGTAGTCTGCTTGGCGGGCGGATGCCGCACCGCGCTCGGGTACATACTCATAATCAATCGGCGCATACTCAGCAATAAGTTCTTTAAGTAGCTTGAACTCAAGCTTCATCGCATAGTGCACGCGTGCCTGCACCGCAGCCATCGGCTTCAGAGTGCGTTCCAACAAGGCAAGGGTGGTACCGACAGGCGCTTGCGCACTCATGTCGGAGATGTTCATATCACTGATGGCACCCAGACGACGGCCTTCTTCCGTGATTTGATTGAGAAGGGCAAGCAGGACTTGGCTCGGCTCCTTGTATGGGAGCGTCATGATGTTGTCTTTGATGGCCCCACTCGGCACGTCCACATCACGGAACTCACCCGGCCCAATCGGCGTGTCGTCGCCTTTTACTCGCAGGCCACGCGACTTGAGACCCCCCGGCAGGTTAGACAGGGTGCCTGCATCAACCAACTGACGAATTAGCGACGTACCTGCACGGGCGTAACCACCAATGATGTGAATGAGGCCCAGCCCGTAGAAGCCAAACCCCGGCACATATACGTAGTGTACGAAGTGATTCCGGCGCAGTTTCAACTCATCTTCAGGGTCCCAATTGCGGCGGATTGCAAGGATTTTTTGGGTGCCACGTTCAATGGTAATTACGTACGGTTTTGCAACCTGAATCGGCTCTCCGTCGTCACCTTGGTTCTTACTATTTTTCGCGCTGCTACCGCCGTCTTCCTCGCTTACACCGTCTTCTTCATCAATACCGTTTTCTTCAACCAGCTCTACATCGTCCAGCCCGTCAATAATTAAGTCAGCATGGATTTCATACAGGGTAAACCGGTCGTCGCTAGTAAGTTCGTAGCCGCCTTCTTCTGCCTTCTTCTTTTCAATGTCCGAGAAGAACGACTGGGGTTCACCAAGGTCGCAGTCAATGTAAAAGCCAGCAGCCTGTAACTTCTTAATCTCGTTCTCAGTCTTGCGCATCACGTGGGTGATGCGTTCTGCCGATTGGATATGCGACGCGCCGTAAGGAATAATCACGTCTTCGGCTGGGATATAGATAGAGACTTGGCGGTTGAGGTTGGGGTCAAAGTAGACCTTCTTGAAGGCAGAGCCAGCAAGACCCAACGAGTACAGCATACGTTCGTGTTCTGACCGGTACTCCACCATCACTTCAGTCAGTTCGTAGTTCATGTCGCTGCGCACGCGTTCTGCAGCGTCTTCTTTTTCTTTGGTAAACTCACCAACGATTTTGGTCTTCACCGGACCGTCCGGCGGGAAGGTCTCGCTCATAGCTTCTGCTTGGAAACGAATTGCGGCTTCAGCCAGCACGGTGGAATACACACCACACGCATCGTTCCACGGCTCGGTACGTTCTTCGTACTTGAAGCCCAGCACTTCCAGACCTTTTACATAGGTGTCGGCCCAATCTTTACGGGCGTTCGTGTCAGCGTCAACCAGCTCAATAAGCTCATCGGCAAGGGACTGCAGCACGGACTCATCCAAGACTTCAGCGAGGTTCTGTTCAAATTCTTCCTCGTCTGCGTCTTTAATATCAATACCTAATGTGACTTCAACGCCGCCATCCGGCAGTTCAATCATCAACCCAATACCGTCTTCTGCAGGCAACCCATCATCCATTCCAATATCAACCTCTTGCCCGCCTTCTAAATCTGCCAGTCCTTGCGGGGCTTGATACAGTGCTTTATCCATGTTTGTTGCCATGTTTGTGTCCTATTGTTAGTAGTAGCCGCCTCGGCGTTGCTTAAAGTATTTAATGTCGTCTTCTTCGTCGGTTGGCAGTCGGATAAACCCGCCTTGCCTAAATCGCAGCAATACCATAACAGTAGAGTCAACCAAGTCGTCGTGGGGCATAAACGGGAAACCTGCCAACTCTTCAACAAGTTCTTCCGCCCAACGCGTTTCGGGTACCCATACCAGTCCAGATGAAACAATATCAGATACTGAATTTAGACGAGCTAATTTATCGCCTGTGCCCCTATGCGGGGTGAATTCTTGCACGGGTATACCCATCCTACGCAGTTCTTGGTAGAGCGCAGTACCCGCTGACTTCTTTTCCACAATGAATGAATCGGGTTCCCATTCTTCGTATTCTTCCAGCGCCATACGCTTTAACTCGGGGAACTCCACCCGTTTCTTTATTGAATTAAGCAGGATGATGTGATACTCGCCTTTCCGCTTACCCAACGCATCTTTGGGGCCAGCCTCATAATTAAGGAACACCCCCCACGTAGTTAGGGCGGTAAAGTCAGCACGGTTGTGGGTTTCTGCTGCCGCATCAAGTGACATAATGATGTATTCACAATCGGGCGGGTCTTCGCGTTTCCAAACCTGCCACCAGTCCCGTTTGATGATTGCAGCTTCTTCAGCAGTGGGGTTTTGTTGATACTGCGCGTTCCACTGGAACAACGGCATCGACGCTTTAGTACGAAGTAGCGCGGGCATATCAAAGAATTCCGGCCACAACGGTTTATGCACCGTCGTTGTTTTAGTGACCGTTTTGGTCACTGCCTCGCCGTTCTCGTTTTCTTCGGTTTCCTCTTCTTCAACTTCTTGCTCAATATCAAGAATCGCGGGAAACTCAACCACTTCGTACTGGTCGGCGTCTTGGTTCATGGACATATCTTTAGTCACACGCCCCGTCAAGTCATCCAAATGCCAACGTGTTTGCACAATAGCCACACGACCGCCCGGCATCAGACGCGTACGTGCACCGTACGTAAACCACTCATAGGCTTTATCGAACACGTCGAAGTTGCCATTAATAATGTCTTGCTCGTTGTGCGGGTCATCTACCAACAACAAGTCTGCACCGCGTCCCGCAAGTGCCGAACCAACACCGCATGCAAAGTACTCACCCCCTACGTTGGTGTTCCAACGGCCAGCAGACTTTGAATCTTGGGCAAGGGATACGGTAGGAAAGACTTCACGGTACAGGTCGGTGTCAATGATGTTCCGGACTTTTCTACCAAAGTCAACTGCGAGGTCTGTGGTGTGCGAGACCATAAGCACCTTCTTGTTCGGGTACTTACCAATGAACCACGCAGGAAAATAAATTGAGACAAGCTGGGATTTGCCGTGGCGAGGGGGCATGTTCACGCAGATACGGTCTTTCTTACCCTCTGCAATGTTCATAAGAAGGTTAGCTAGGATGCGATGGTGTTTGCCGACCTTGTAGTCTGGCTGCATGTGCTTGCAGAATTCAATCAAATCCATCTGGCATGCAGCGGCATGATTGCGGCGCTCCAGCACTTCAGTAATTTTTAATACTTCGTTCTGTTCTTCTGGGGATAAGCTGTCCAAATTAGACAAAAGCAGCTCAATCTCTTCATCAGTAAAGTCTAAAATTACGTCATTCATGGGTTTTGATTGAGTTTTGCTTGGGTTTTGCTTGAGTTTTGCTTGCGTTTTGCCTATTTTTTAGGGGATAGGCCCAGTTCTTCGTCCAAATCCAGCACTTTTCCTTGGATTTCGATGGCATCAACGATGTTTTCGGTGTCATAAATGGGTTTGCCCTGCAATTTCTGCAGTTTTTCCCGAAGTTTTTGCCGCAAATCGTCTGTTGATTGATGCGTTACGGTGATTTCGGCCTTTTCCGCAAACAAACCCACGTCAGAAATCTTGCCCAGCAGCTCCAATGCACGGATACGCACGCGGGGGTCGGGGTTTTCTGCTTCTTGAATCAGTTTATTTGTGACCATGTGGCGTACTTCTATGGCATGGTTCACAACCGCATGGCCCCATTCGTCAAGAATGGCACGGGTAGACGCGATACAAGCAGGGGATAGGGTTGCCGCACGAGAAGTAGTGACTTCTTTACTCGTGTTCTCGGGGTTATTGGCGTACGCCGTGGCTAGTGCACTGGCAACTTGCTGGTCTTCTGCGTTAGGGGTGAGGTCTAGCTCGTCTTCCCCACCGTGCTCTTGCAGATATTTAATGGTTTCCCACGCAGCAGTGGTCCGGTCACGCAAATCAATCAGCGTTGTTTCCGGTGTAATAGGTACACCAAGGTCTGGACTTATTTCCAGAATGTTTTGCATATTCATCATGTTTTCGCAGGGAATGCACCCGGTAGTTCTAAATACTACATACAAAAATAAAATGCAACTGCCGGGGGACCCAAAAGCAAGGGGGGCCTTTTTCTATGTTGGGGGTGGGTGGGGGTCGAGCGTAAAAAATTAGTGAGGGCAAACGTAAAAAATTAGTGAAGCTTTGTGGATATTAAACAGCATACAGCGGGCCGGGACTCCAATCCGTATATGGGGTGTCCCTCTAGGGGTGGGGTTTGCTAGGTTAGGAAATTGCCTAACACGTCTTATTTTCTATTGACATCCGGCGCCAAACCTGTATAATACATGGCGTGGGGCGAGAAAAAGGCACATTCGATGCACTCGGACTCACGGGAGAAACAAAATGAGCACTAAGCAAACCAAGCAACCCACCGTCACCATTTCGGCCAATACCGGCGAGTTGATTGTCGCTGCGTCGCAGAGCATGACCAGCACCAATAAGGCCACCACGGCCGCAATCGATGGCATGTACGGCGACGGTGTTCGCAGCCATATGTTGCGCAAAGATACCAAAGTCGAATCCGTGTTCGACGCGGTGTTTTCTTTTGTGGTGAAGGGGCTGGACGACGACGCCCAGCGCTTGATTCTGTCGGAGTCGAAGGGTCTCAGTGACACCGAAAAGGCTACCAAGCGTGTTCTGCGTCAGGAAGTCGGGTCGCGTATCGGCAAGTTTGCCAAGGCGCTGGAGCGTCGCGAAAACAACAAAACGAATGGCGCTGGGTCCGGTCCGCGCTTGTGGTCGGTCCGCATTCGCGAAGAAGTTCAGGCTCTGATTGACGGCCTGCAGAAAGCCGACGCGAAAAAGGACGACAAGTTGCTGGACGTTGACGTAGTCGATGCTATCCAAGCGCTTGAAGCGGTGCTCGACGCTATCTAAACCTGACATGGGGCGCGAAAGCGCCCCATTAAAACTAAGCGTAACAAAACTGCAACAATGATCACAAATGTCCCCGCTACGGCGGGGATTTTTTTCGTCTGTAGTATTCGCACCATGCGACCGAATCCGGCGAAGCTGACCGCACACAAAAAACTTTTTCCTGCTAAACAAAACGACCGTCGTCGATTGTTAGGACATTGCCTAACAAGTTTGTGATAGTTCCCACAGCAGCGTGCCGCCCAGATGCACCAAGCCCCCGCCGATTTGTTTTCAATTAAGTTTGTACAACGTTAGGACATTGCCTAACAAGTTTGTGATAGTTCCCACAGCAGCGTGCCGCCCACGACTGTTCCGTTTGTTACCTTTTGGTTTGTTCCAACTGTTCCTTTTTGCTTTGTTCCATTTGTTACCTCCGACCCTCAAAACTATTGTTACCTTTTGCCAAATAAATAAATTGTTATTCCTGTGTGGTGCTGCTCAAAGTCTGTGCAATGTTCCGTCATTTGTACCCTATTGTTCCCTTTTTTTTGGCAATGTGGGAACATTATAGTTTGGCGCCAATTCATTGCAGTGGGCTGTGAGTCCTATCAGAACATGCCTAGTAAAAAATGGTAAATTCTATTGTTTCTTGTATTGTTACTTTGTTACCTTTTTTTAGAAAAAAGGGTAGGGGGAAAAAAAGTGCATCACATTTGGGCCAGACCCTGCCGCTCACTTTTTGCGCGGTGCAATTGTTCCGTTTCAAAGACCACTTCCAGCTCTAACCTACCCCAAAGTCATTTTCTACTTTGGAACATTACTTAATAATCAATGACTTACTGACCCACACACAACACATTTACCAATATTATTTTTTTTAAAACACAATTCGTGGTATCCCATATCACCCGCTGACGGCGTTTTACACACTCCGACGGTACATTTCATTTTGCTATCAACCGGCTAGAAACATTGACATACAAGGGGTATTATGTTATAATATA